ATAATATCTTTCCGTGGGAATACTTCATTTTCCAACGCGTTTATGAATTCATCCTCCGTTTGGAAAGATTGGGCGAACACGGCAGATATTGCCGTGTTGCCCATCTTGATCTGTTGAGCCTTCATGTTAAGAGAAGGTTACAGTGAGAGTATCGGATTCGTATGCGTAATCCGGAGCGCCCCCGATGTTAAGTGCAACCAACGCGGAGGGTGAGGCCATTGAAATCTTATGCACTCCGGATGGAGTTGTCATGGTAACCTTAAATGCGGATGTTTCTTCAACATGGGCACAAAGTGTTGGAGTTACCGGTGCAGCGGATCCGGCGGATTCTTTCACGACAACCCAAGCATCAAAGTCAGCGAGTTCTGTGGCATAATACTGATCCAGCGGGATTCTGGATATTTTCTCCACGGCTTGAACGGTGCAGGACGTGGCATCCTGTGTGACCAGAACCAGTTCGATGTCGATCAGTCCTTTGATAACTTCCTGCGGGTTGACAGCGAGGGTAAGTGCCTGAATTGTGTCATTCAGTTCCTTTGCGTCATCGAGGATCAGTTCGATCTGGAATTTTGTTTCCGCTGCACCGGTATTTGGTTTCCAGGATTTTGCAAAAAACTTCGACATGGCAAATCCTTTCATCCCACCAGTCCTTGTTGTGGATGCTGTACCAAAAACGGTATAGTCAGAATCGACGAGGAATACCTTTTTTGTTTTCGTCAGGTTGTGTTTTCTGATCTCCCTGTGCTGGAAGAGACCAGCTGCAATGTTATCGAACACCCATCCAGGCTTTCCATGACGGACGAAGTTCGATTTACCGGTCGGACCGGTTGTGAATACGTCCTCTTCTGATTTGTCGGATTCTGGTACAAGATTCCAGATAGGATAGATGCGGTTGGCTTCGGTAGCAACCATGAGGGCTTGCATTTTGGTAATAAATGCAGCCGATGTGGCGACCTCGGCAGCGGTCAATTCAAGTGTTGCCGGGGCTAAGATACAGCCGATGATGTTTTTGGGTATAAAGTCGCAGGATGGAACACCTGTGTTCCCACCGGTAGTGACACAACCCGGATCGTTAAATGTATTCATCTTTGATTAGTTTTAGCATTGTGTTTTGATTGATAATTTGAGATTTGTTATTTCTATTGCATCGATATAATCCCCGAATACGTTACCGTTGTCAGTTATTAAACCGTGGCGGCCCCAGTACAGCCTGTCGATCTTCTGATGTGATAATCTCTGCCATGCATTTTCCGTAAAATACCCAGAAGCAGATATGCTTTTGAGTAACTGGTAATAGAGGGGATACAGCGTGGTCTTAAAGTTTAGCTCCATCCTCTCCGGTGCTATAAGCGTCGGCTGTGTAAGCGTTGCGAGGATCATGTTTAATTCTACCCTTGCTTCGATAGATGATTGTTCTCCCCTTTTTTCTTCGATGTCGGTAAAGAGGGCAAGCATCGGATACTTCTGATTGGTTTGCTCAGGATCAATGGTCATCGCTTTGAGGTTCGTGATGATTTCTTTCGGGTCACCATACTGGTAGTACAGACTAATCCCGGTTTTTGTCGCCACATCTGTTGCGATTACTGCTATTTGATCGTATATGTATCTTGCTTTGGTCATCTCAGATACCCATTGCGTTGTACCAATCGAAAGGATCTTCCTGATAAGGATCGAATGATGGATATGTATCCAGGTTTTCTTCCAGCCATTCCCATATATCGGAGACCATTGTTCTCATGCTTTGCCATGCTCGAATGAGATCCATTGAGTTAAGTTTGTCGGCAACAGCTTGATCGTTGGTTTTCTTTTCACCTACTCCATAGGATCTCATCATCTTTTCAAAGACGAATGTGAACACATAGTTGGCGGCTGGTGAGATATAGGTATTGGCCAGTAAATCAACTTTGAATATTTTATCCTTCAGTTCAGTCCATTTGGCATCAGGAGTTTGAGCAGCCATTCCATCGAGGAATTCGGCGTAGAGATCCGATCCCAGGAGCAGTTCCATGAATACGGGTTCTTTCAATGCGATATATTGTTTGACCACATTGACATTGGCCGTAACGGCAGGGTTCGACCCGGACAGGTTCCCCACGGCGAGTTCCCCAATGAAATAATCGACTGTCAGATAATTAGCCATTTACGATTTTTTGACAATTTCGTAATGTCCTAACTTCACCCCTTCCCTGGCGATGATCGGATGAGCTTCCGTTTCTTCGCCGGATTTCATGAACGGATTTTTGTCAGTTGCTTTCACTTTAATCCGTTCGCGGAGGTTGATTGGTGTTTGTTTTTCCTTTGCCATTTGTTTTCGATTTAGGGTTAGAATTGATGCGGCCCAGTGTTAAAGCTGGGAGATAGCTGTTTTGATGTTTGCCAGCGTGTCGTACAGGAAAGCTCCGGTGTCGTTGTCGGCGATAAAGAGGTGCATTCTTCGTTCACCGACCATCGTCAGGAGGTTCTTGTCAAAGTCATCGTTGGACCATCCGACCATCACTTTGAAAGAATCTTTTTCGCGGACCTTGCACTTTTTCATATCTGCGACCAGCAGATATCCCTGGGGGATCGATGGCGTTTCGATGACGTTTACTCCACCAATAACCTTACCGTCGGCTGTGGCGAAGGGAGGAATAACATAGATATCCTGGTTGTTCTTTTCGAGTTCAATATTTGCCATATCCAGTGGATTGATAAATACATGGCTCGGGTTAAAATACAGGATTCGGATCTGTTTACAGGCGGCGAGGATGGCGTCCTTGTTGTTGGGATTGGTGGTTTTGATCCCGGTAGTCACATAAAGAGAGGCCCAGTGGGTGATCCCTTCGATAGAGTCTCCACCGGCACCGGAGAGGATGGCAGTATTTACGGCCATGTCAACGGAATATTTCAGCTCGTTGCGAATGGTTCCGGCCATATTTTCCACATCGTCCAGGATTTCTGTTGATACTTTCACCCGGTCTGCGACCTTCTTTGCGGTAGAGAGGACAGTTTTGTATTCCCAATCGATCAGAGGTTTTGCTGAACCTTCAGCGGTCCATGCTGCCTGACCGTCGTAGTTGGTCTTTTCGACCCAAACGATGGTGGTGGCGTTGGTTCCGGAATAGTTCACATAGTTGATAAGATCGGCCTGTTGACGGGCGACTTCCACGACGCCAGGTTCGATCGATACGGACGGGAAGTAAGTTCCTGCTCCGGTATTGGTGGATTCAAGCATTGTCCCGGCTACCTTCACATCGATTTCCATCCATGGGGTGCCGGGTGTTTTCATCTTTTCCCAGAGGTCTTTGTGGGCTTCCTTGTGAGCCTTGAGCTGTTCGTAGACGGATTTTGGGATCTTTGCGTTCCCAACCTCTTTCATCGCTTTCATTTCGAGCCCCATCTCTGCCATTTTTGACAGGGCACCGTCGAGTTTTGTCTGGAGTTTGACAAGATCTTCGTTGTCCTTAAGGTTGGGAGCAAACTTGGCCAGTGCCGAGTTGATATTCTCTGTCATCTTGGATTCTGAGATATAGCCTTTGGTATGTTTGGTAATTTCTCCATGTATCGTTTCATTGAGTGCGTTGTAGAGGGCTTCTTCCTTTCCCTCGAGGGTTATGCCACCGACAACGGTTGCCATCGCAAGGGAGGCTCCCAGGCCGGTCACCGGGTTCGTGAGGATGCAGATGGTGGCGACGATAGCCAGTATGGCCAGAGCCATCATAGCGATTTTCTGTGTTCTTTTCTGATTAAAGGTTTTCATTGCTGTTTGGGCTTTAGGTTAGAGTTTCTTGAGTGTGACGGAAAGCCTGGGGTACATTGTGCACGAAGCTTTATAATGCTGGAATTTCACCCGGATGTAGGGGAAATAGCAAGCGGAAGGTTGAAAAAGAGCATTTCCGTCGGTAGTTGTGGTTACCATGTCTGGGATAGTTGTATAAACGGCACCTCCTGTCACCTTCGGCGTGGTTCCGGTAAACTTATGCCAGTTCGTATTATCGAGGCTTACCTCGAATGTGATTTGACAGGAATCCGTTCCGGTAACTTCAACAGATCGGACGGTACCTGCTTGAATAGCGTACAATCCGTAGGCGGTTATCGGCGATGATGCCTTGGTGGTAAAGGTCCCGGAGGCTTTGACATAGTAATACTTTGTCGTGGCCCCGTACAGGGAATCGACACCTTTTGCTCCGACGGCGAGGGGAATTGTCAGGATCTGTGCATTCAAGACAATTCCAAACAGGAGAAACGTGAAGGACATTAACAATTTTTTCATTTTACTTGAATTTAGTTTAACGATTTGGCGGTTTTTAAAGCAAGCGCGACCATCGCATAATCGATTTCAACGATTTGCGGCTCACTTTTTCCATGGAGTGGCTTTGCCGGCTCCTTCGATTCGGTGAGTGCGAGGATGCGGGAGATTGACTTGCGGATCTCGTATTGATTTTTTATTTCTACATTTTTCAGTAGTTTTTCCAGGTCATCCATGGCCTGAGCGGCGTTATCCTGTGTAAGCATGCCGCGGATTTCCAGCAGTGGTGTATTCTCATTTGCTCCGGCGACCACAGCGGATCCTTCCCACAGGTCGATCTCCTTGCAGATAAATGCGTCATCTGATTCGGAATATTCCATTTTGTCCCAGATGTACCGGTACCCGATGGAGTGTTGATTCAGTGTACCTGTCTGGTATTGGGTGATGGTTGTATCACCTTCCGGCGTTGGGTCAACAATTGCTTTTGCAATCAGATATTTATCGTCTTCGATAAGTTCTTTTACCGGTCCTACCGGCAGGTTGTAGTTGTGAAATTTTAGGAACGCGATCTTTCTGGCCGTGGTGCTTTGAGGTCCCCGTTCGTTGATCGACTTTGCGAATGCACCCCTCACGATGATATCGCGGTCGTCGTCCTTGAAACCGAAAGCGCTCCAAGCCATGGTGACCTCCCGTTTGGAGAGGTCGATGGTCATATCTTTGAGCTCCTGGGCTTTGAAATAAACGGCCCGGAGGCCTTTTTTTCGTTTGAGTTCCTCGATTGTCATTGCTTTGGTTCCTGGTTTGCCGGTGGGAGCATGCGCGTTGGTTCTGCCGGCGGTTCATAAAAAGTGTTTCCCGTGAAGTTGTTTGGGTCCAGATTCATAGCGGATCTCCATTCTTCCAGGGTGACGATTCCTTTTTCGTAGGCTGTTTTGTATCCTTCGCAGATGATCCGGACAACCTCGGCCTGGTCTTTTCGGGATTTCTGGAAGATCTCCAGGTGGTCGTATGATGGGACAAGACGGAGACCATCCGGCAGGTCAAAATATTGGGCGAAAGCGTTGGCGAAATT